AGATTTGATGGTCGCTCTCTCACTTCCTGATGATGTTGATGTTGACCCAGAAGATGTTGATGTTAGCGTTGTTACAGGCCCTGTAACTGAAGAGGAAGCTGAAGAGACTGAAGAGGCTGAAGAGGCCAAAGAGGCTGAAGAGATGGAAGCTGAAGAGATGGAAGCTGAAGAAGAGGACGAAGAGCTAGAGCTCGACCTTGCACATTGGCTTAGGGAAGTCAGCGAAGAAGGCGAAGATGCCAATGAGGCAAAGCTCGGTGTATCTGTAAGCGATGATACTGCAGAGTTAGAGCTTGAAGGTTTGGACGAGATGGAAGATGTAGAAGAAATGGTCGAGACAGAAGATATGGACGAAATGGAAGAGTCCAAGTGTGAGTCCGTTGACATAAGCACACTTTCAGATGATACAGTCATTGAAATCTCAGAGGCTGATCTTCGCAATGAACTAAAGAAAATGAAGAAGCTACGTGAAGCAAAAAGCACACGGCTAGCTAAAAATGCAAATAAGCAGTCTGCTAAAGACACTAAGGTTGCACTAAAGGAATCGCAAGAGCGCAGAGTCGTTCTTGAGGGTCTTCGCAAAAAGTTGAAAGAAACAGAACTTTTCAACGCGAAGTTATTATACACAAATAAGCTCTTACAGAGTGATGAGATGTCATCAAAGCAAAAGCTAATGGTAGCTGAGCGTCTTGATGAGGCAAAGAGCTTACGTGAAGTTAAATTAATTTATAACAGTCTCGTTGATTTATTAAAGAATGCAAAGAAAACAACTAATGAATCAACACGTCAATTGAAGAGAGTTCTTGGTTCATCATCAAAACTTACCCGTACATCTTCAATGACGAACCTTAATGAGTCTGTCGAGGCCCAGCGATGGGCTAAGCTCGCGGGTTTAAATAGAAAATAACAAACAGATTCATAAGGAGTTTCAAATTAAATGTCACAAGGAAAGAATTTTTCTCTTAATCAGTTGTTAGAGGGCATCCAAGATCGTCATGTCGGTCAAGAAAGTGCTCAGCTAACAGAGAAGTGGAACCGCACAGGTCTACTTCGTGGAATGAAAGACCCACAGAAGCGCGAGACAATGGCTCGTCTTCTTGAGAACCAGGCAGCTCAGCTTTTGCGTGAGGCCAATGCCCTATCAACAGGCGGCGGTGCTCTCACATCAAGTGGCCAGGTTCGTGGTTTTTCAAACATCGCATTTCCAATCGTTCGCCGTGTATTCGGTGGCTTGGTTGCAAATGAACTTGTCTCAGTCCAGGCAATGAGCCTACCTTCAGGCCTATTGTTCTATCTTGATTATACGTACGGTAGTGCAGTCGGTCAAGACGGTCCTAGTCTAGGTGGCACATCATCAACACAAAACACTTACAAGGCGGGTCAGTCAATTTATGGCAATCCTGCTGGTAAGGGTGTCCGCTCAGGCTCTCTTGCAGCCGGCGGTATGTATGACCTAGTTGGTGCAGGTTATTCAAAGGTTCACTCAGGTTCAACAGCAGTAGCTAATACAACTGCTTCCGGCCAAATCTTTGGTGCCTTCACATCAGGTTCAAATGCATGGGCAGCTATGGCATCAGACGCCGGCGGTGTGGTCGACGCACTAGCTGACTTCTCTGGCTCAAACGCTCGCTTTGTTGATTTTGATCCACAACTAGCCAAGATGCTTGATGAGGGCAACGGTCGTTTTACTTTCGGCCATGTTAAGGTAAGTGATCTTACTGGAGCAATTGCTGGTGGTGACGTCACTCTCACAGATCAGATTGCTGTAACAGCGCTGAATACAACAGGCGACCTTGCAGTATGGGGACAAGAGTGGCAGGGCGGCACAGGCGTTCTAAACCTACGTCGTCATAACCGTCGTGGTAACTGGAATGAGGTTGATAAGTCCTGGACAGATTCACCCATGGCTGGTGATGATGTGCAGTTGGTATTCCTCCTAACCGGTTCAACGGCCCTTAACACTACATTGCCTGCTTGGGACGCTGCAGTGTCAATGGCACTAAGTGATGCGCTTGATGTCGATTCGTCAGACGGCTCAACACTAACTGTACCTTCATTCGAGTCAAACTTTGGTAACCCGCCTTCAGCAGCAATTCCAGAGATTGATATCAAGATTGAATCAATTGCAGTTACAGCCTCAACACGTAAGCTACGTGCTCGTTGGTCACCGGAGCTCGCACAGGATCTCAACGCTTACCACTCACTTGATGCAGAGGTTGAGCTTACTCAAATCCTTTCAGAGCAGATTGCTCTTGAAATTGATCGTGAGATTCTTGGCGATCTACTTACACAGGCAAATGGTGCTAACATGTACTGGTCTCGCTCACCGGGCAAGATCCTCAACAAGTTTACTGGTAATGAGGCAACCAAGGCGTCAACACTTTCACCTGGACCGGCTTTCACTGGTACAGTTCGCGAGTGGTATGAGACTCTCACAGAGACAATCATTGATGTTGCTAACACAATCCATCGTAAGACACTTCGTGGTTCAGCAAACTTTGTTGTTTGTTCACCTGATGTCTGCACATTGTTTGAGAATAGCCTCCTTTACAAGGCAAACCTCTCAATCGGCGTTGATGGCCAAGTAAGTGCACCTTTCAGCCTCGGCGCTGAGAAGGTTGGCTCACTATCAAACCGCTTCACAGTTTACAAGGATCCTTACTTCCCAAGAAATAAGGTGCTTGTTGGCTATAAGGGTGGTAGCTATCTTGAAACAGGTTACGTATACGCACCATATGTTCCGCTAATTGTCACACCGACAATCTTCGGACCGGACGACTTTACACCTCGTAAGGGTGTACTTACTCGTTACGGCAAGAAGATGGTCCGCAGTGACTTCTACGGCACAGTAACAATTCAGGACATGGACATTATTTAATAACTGTCTAGCCACATAAACAAAGAACGGAGTCCATATGGGCTCCGTTTTTTTTTGCAAAAAAGATAAAAGTTAACTTACATTATAATAGAGTTGATATGACCATACTTAATTACAATGAGTGATAAGGTATATGTATGTCCTTACTGCAGTAAAGCAATTAAGAATGATGACAAAGTCATATCATCACATATGCTATATTCTCATGGCGGTCTAACTAAGACAAAAAGAAGTAAAACAGACTATACCATAGAATGTCTAGAGTGCCTCCAGAATGTTGCAGCTACACAGGATGGTTTATCATTACATCTTAAGCGTCAACATTCACTAGAGTATGTCGAGTATGTCGTAAAGCATGAATACCAAGGGTCTCACCCGCTTTGCCAGTGTGGGTGTAAAAATAAATTGGTCTTGAGAAAAGGTAAGGGCTTTGGAAGATTTCTTCATGGGCACAATAGAAAAGCAAAGAAGGCAAAAAAAGATAAAGAGCTTAAGCCTACACCGTTGCCAGAGTTAGAAGTATTTGATAACATAGCCGAGGATAGAGAAAATAAACAGCCACCGAAGCATATTAAAACAAGTACAAATACGCAGAGCACAAAAATGCCTGGGTACAAAAGTAAGCCTAAGGTTTTAAAGAAAAAAGAAAAGATAAAAGATAGCTTTAAAACACAGTGGATGTGGAATCCGCTTATTAATGATGATGAGTTAATTAACAATGCACTCGAGGCAAAGTTTCTTAGTTGGAATATTGAGCAGAAGAATCTAATAACAAAGCACCATGAGATATTAATCCCATATAGTGTGGCCGACAAGACTGATTATTACAGGCCTGACTTTCTTGAAGCTAAAACGTGCACAGTATATGATACGTCTTGCAATGAGCTTCTATCAGACAGGCAGATTTTAAATACCATAAATAAGTGGTGTGAAGAAAACGGTTTTACATTTAGGATTATAGACTATGAAAATTATTAAAAATGAACTCTATGAGCTATTAGCATTCATACTTGGTATTAAAATATATACGCTAATTTGGTATTTATACCTTAAAACAAAAGTGCCAATGAGCATACAACACATAGTAATTATATTTTGCATCTTTCTGATGTCTGGCATGTTTGGTAGGCTTGGTACTGCAGTTTATAAAAGTTATTTTTTGAAAAAATAACTTTATTGCTTATTTTTTTTAATAAAAATATTATTTAAGAATATCCTGTACATAAGTTCAGGTATAACTCATGATCACTATAGCGTAGTTAGTGATAGCTTGAAATGTTTTTTATAGATCTAAAACTAAAGAGATGTCCGTAAAGCCAAAAAGAGCATTAGTTCTATCTGGAGGCGGTGTTAGAGGCGCCTATCAGGTCGGTGTATTACAAAAGTGGTTGTACGAAGATAATATAGATTATGATTTTCTATGTGGTGTTTCAGTTGGCGCACTTAATGCATTTAAGTTAGCAACAGTAGAATATGGAAAGCCACAAGAGGCGTTTGAGAAAATTAATAAAATCTGGAGAAACATAAAGCAAGAGCATGTTTTAAAAGATTGGCAGCCTCTTGGAAAATTATCAGCACTCTGGAAGAAGTCAATATATGACTCAAGCCCACTAGCACATTTAATAAAAAAAGGCTACCACCCAGACAAAATAAAACAGTCAGGAAAATGCTTACGCCTCGGTGCCGTCTGCTTGGAGACTGGTGAGCAGAAGTTTGTAACAGAGAAAGACAGGCATTTAGAAAAGTGGGCATTAGCCAGCGCTAGTTTTCCTGTGTTTATGGAGCCAGTTAAAATTAATGGAAAGCTATGGATAGACGGTGGCACAAAAGTAATTACACCTCTTGGTACGGCAATAAGATCCGGGGCTAGCCATATTGATGTTATTCTTACTACATCTCTAGAGAATCCGGATGTCTGGACAGGCGTTAATACAAGCGGCTGGTCAGCAATTCCTGAGATAGCAATGAGAAGTATAAGCCTTATGACTGATAGGATTATGCTAGCAGATATGCGTACAGTAGGTCTCAAGAATGATCTCGTGATAGTCCACGACAAGTATAGGAACATCAACATAAGAATCATAAAACCATCTGTCAGGTTAACGGGTGACACCCTTAAGTTTAATAATGACAGAGTACTAAAAATGATTGATATAGGCTACAGGGACGCGTGTAGAGAATAACTAATTAGCTATACGAAACTATTGAAATGCTAAAGGATCTTTTCAGGGCTGATAACGGTGATACTTTAATTGTGGCTGTTGACAGGTTTGGAAATGTCGTAGACAGAGAAGATAGATACAGTACATATCGGCTGGACATTATATCAAAGACTAATGTAGGTTGGGTAGTTTATGTTCCAAGTTACATAGCTGTTCCACACGCAAAAAAGCTTAATGAAGCTTTAGCACGGAAATTTGAAATAGATAAAAAATATCTTGGAGGTCGTATGATAGTTGTTGGTATAGACTCAGTCCATGATGTTATTATACGGACCGATGGAACTACGTGCATCGCATGCAAAAAGTTTTATCCATATGCTGAACCAAACCAGGATGATAAGACGTTAATCTGTTATTCTTGTAGAGATAACCCGTATAGGTTTTCTGTAAAAAAAGATTAAAAGTATATCTTGCCAATAATTATACTATGAAATTGTCGGCAAGATACCTATGACTACGTTTGCAAGTACACTTAATCCTACGCCTTTTGGCTTTTATGACTCTGACACAGAATTTATTGCTGAGGCAGACGCAATGGTTACTTTTGTTAAGAGGAAAATGGGTGATGATATTTTAAGCGTTGAACTCACAAAAAAACAGATATGGGCATGCTTTGAAGAATCATTCACAGAATTTGGTGCATATATTAATAAATACCAAACAAAATCTCAGCTAGCATCACTTATTGGAACACAAACAGGTAGTTTTGCGACTGGGAGCTCTGGAAAAAGTCACCAACTGCCTCTTGAGACTTTACAGTTCTTAATGAGGTTAGCAGATCCATATGCTTCACACGCTGGTTCTGGGGGCTCATATAATAGTACATTAGGCTATCTAGAGCTTTCAGGCAGTCGTCAAGATTATGACATATATTCTGAATTAAAAGATGCAGATGGAAATGTAATATTTGATAACCTTAGTGGAAGTCAAAAGTCAAAAATGAGAATTTTAGATGTAATGCATTTTTCACCAAGTGCAGCATACAGGTTCTTTGATTCAACATCCGCAATAAACTATTTAAACAATGAATTCTCTTTTGAATCATTTACTCCAGAAACAATCTTTTATGTTCTACCAGTTTTTGAAGATGTTCTAAGAGCACAGATGATGGACTTGTCACAGAGGGTGCGAAGATCCAATTATAGCTATAGAATAATCGGAACAGAATTGAGGATCTATCCAATGCCGGTTGCTATGCAACTACCAAGAAGATTATATATTAGAGTTGTACCTTATATGGATCCATATAACCCAGCGTATGACGATGAGACAATGTATGGTGTGTCAAATCTTTCTAATGTACCCTTTGGAAACCTTGAGTATTCAAAAGTTAATAGCATAGGAAAAAACTGGGTAAGACAATTTGCCTCAGCCCTCTGCAAAGAGCTTCTAGGCTTAATCAGGTCTAAAGTAAAAAATATTCCAGTACCTAATGGTGATGTTCAGTTAAATGGTGATGATCTAATATCCCAGGCCCGGGAAGATAAGACAAGACTCTATGACGAGCTAAAAGAATTATTAGAATCGCTTACCTATGATCAGCTTGTTGAGCGCGAAGCAACAAAAGCTGAAAACATGATGAAGCAGCTACGAACTATTCCTGTCCCACTAGGAAAAGCAATAGTAATAGGTTGATTTAATGGCTAGACTATTTTTAGGACCAAGGGAAATTGACTTTGTCGCAGATATCAATAAAGAAATAATAAAAGATATCATTGGGCAAGCAATTTATCTATATCCAATCTCTGAAATAAAAACTAAGATACATGATGTGTATGAAGAGGCTGTTGATAAAGTCTTTGAAAACCCAGTTGAGATTAACGCTATTGTTGATTGGGGTGATACAGAGGTAAGAACAAATAAGTTTGGCACTGAAACAGTAAGAACCACAACTGTATATATCCAGGCTCGCGATATGTTAGATCGGGGTATAACACTAAATGAGGGCGATTTCTATAGCTACGGAAATATGTTCTTTGAGATTGTTTCAAGAGTTGATCAGGATCTTATTTTTGACCAGATTGAATATGAAAGCGGTACAAAGCTTATTGGGAAAGAGGCAAGATACGGACAGTTTGTTGAGCGTGTGCAGGGTAGAGTAGGAGAGTTCTATGATACACCGATTAAACCATTCTATCAGCAGCGAGGATTTGAAGAAAATAAAGAGGGTAAAACTGGCGACTTTAGAGTGCTTGTAAAGAAAGGTACACTAAGTGTTCCATTAACTGGTCCAAAAGAAGTCTCAGAAAGAGGCGATGATACTGGTGCAGGCTTTGCGCTTGACGATGAAGATTGCTGATAGATTATGACTACAAGATTTAAAGCGGGTTCAGAGGATGGCGTAAGGTCAGGTTATACTGCACAGGGTATACCTGATGACTTTACAGTTCCTGCATGCTCCATAGAAGATGTTGACCGCTCACTGTTTCAGCTCTTTGACCAAGAAATAAATTTTCAAATAGAAACTGATAAAGATGGTGTGATCAACGTACCCGTTGTATTTGCAACCGGCGAGCGCTTTGCACTAGTAAAGAGAAGAAAGCCGCTAACGGATGTTAATGGTGTCCTAATACTACCAATGATATCAATTAGACGCACAGGTATAAGGCAGTCTAAT